CATATCCGCTCCAAGGTTTCCGATAGCAAAGAGCAGTTGTCCTGGGCTTTCAAAGATTGCTGAAACAATATCTGCTGCTGAGGTAAGCAGTTCTAAAGCAACGGCGACTTCGGCTGTAATAACAACCTCGTTGCCATTCTCATCTTGACGCACTTCAACAGGTTGCTCGGCAGGTAAATCTTCTAGCGTGATTCCAGCATCGGCGATTGATTCAACAGTTACGGCTTCACCGTTTGCTGATTCAATTAAGACATCTGCAACAAACTCTCTTTCAGCGGGAGTAAACTTTCCGTCAGACGCAAGAGTTGCAGAAAGATTATTAACTTCGGCTTGAGTTATCTTTCCATCGGCAGCAAGGGCAGAAACAACAAGGTCTTTTTCTGCTGTGTTAAGCGAACCGTTTTCGCTCAAAGTTTCGATAAGGGCAGTTGCCTCGGCTTCGGTTACTTTGCCATCTTCCATCAATGAATCGACTACCGCTTCAGCATCGTCGGGTGTAATCTTGCCATCAGATAAAACATCTTCTAAAACTTCGGAGGTCTCAGATGATTCTGTGGACGGATTTTCTTGCTCTTGCTCTACTGGGATTGGTTCTGCTGGGTTTTCGATTGGCGGTTCCTCTACGGGAACTTCCTCGAGAGGTGGCTCGGGCGATTCGGGTTCTTGAGGCTCTAATGGTTCTTCTACTGGCGGTAATGGTTCTAATGGCTCGGGGTCAGTAGGTGGTAGCGGTTCGGGTATGGGACTTGGCGGGTCAATTTCCGCTGGGGGTTCAATCGGTTCAGGTGCAGGTTCTTCAACGGGCGGAGCAGTTGGCTCTGTCTCGGGGAGCGGTTCAGGTTCAGGGGCAGGTGCGGGTGGCTCTACGGGACTTGGACTTGGCTCAGGTTGAGGAATCGGATTCGGTGTGGGTTCAGGAACAGGAACAGGTTGTGGCTCAGGCTGTGGCTGAGGTTGAGGTTCAGGAACAGGCACAGGGATGGGTTGAGGCAAAGGCACGGGAGTCGGCTCTACCGCAGGGGTATCGACTGGATTCGGAAGAGGGCTTGGTACGGGACTCGGTTCAGGTGACGGAACTGGAGTTGGGGTAGGCAATGGCTCTTGGATTGGCGGTTGCGGTAGCGGTGTTGGCTCTGTTGTATTGGTACTCGGCGAAGATATAGGAATATCTTCAAAAGTGACAAGGAAGATTAAGATTTTTACTGTTCCTGGGGCTGGGTCACTAAATTGATTTGAAGAAGTAACTGTAAATTGAGTAGTGCCAGCAAACATTGATGTCAATGTTGAAGATACTTCTAAACCTCTAAAACTATTGTTTGGGTCTCCGTAATATCCGACAACTGTTGCAACTCTTTTTCCGCTTGGTGCAGTAATTGAATAACTAGAACCTTCTGAAACTACAATTGCTCCTTCAGGTACATATGGTGGTGCAGGTGTAGGCTGTGGATTTGGTTCAGGGATTGGAGTAGGTGATGGCGAAGGTGTGGGTTCAGTTGTGGACGGCGCAGGTGGCTGGCTCGGTTCAGGTTGAGCAGTCGGAGTTGGAGAAGGTTCAGGGCTTGGAGTCGCTGAGGGCGATGGTTCCGATGTTGGTTGAGGTGAGGGAGAAGGATTGGGAGTTGGTTCCGTCGGTGTTGGTGAAGGACTCGCCGTTGGTGACGGTTCAGGAGATGGAGTCGGTGAAGGCTGAGGTTGAGCAGTTGCGGTCTCAGTTGGTGTGGGAGCAGGTGAAGGTTCAACAGTTGGAGTCGGCGTTGGCTCGGCGCTCGGAGATGGAGAAGGTTCAGATGTCGGAGAAGGCGAAGGAGTCGGCTCTGAAGAAGGGCTGGGGCTGGGTGCTGGGGCAGGAGCAGGAGAACCCACCGAAACAGTAAAGATTGGTCCAAACCATCCAGCCCAAAAACCGTTATCAATTCCCGAAACGCTAATTGTTACTTGACCCGAAACCGTAGAACTAATACTGGTCTGCTCGATTGAATTTCCGCTAGAGCCTTGACCATTGATGGAAGCGCTCCAAGAATCAGCAATAGGTGAGCAACTTCCAATGCAGTTTGCAATTGTGTTATTGATTGCCACGGTCACAGTCGAGCCGTCAGGGACATTCATAGAATAAGAAGCGCTTCCGCCTCGGTAATCAAATTGAATCGAATCGCCCGAAACATTGCCATTGCTGACCGATTGCCAAGAGCCGTCCGCGCTCGCTGAATCTGAGGGAATCATGAGCCAGCCGAAGGCAAGAAAGCAAACTATAACGATTCGTGATAATCGCAATTCGAGACCCCTCGTTTGGGGTCACTTGGGACACGACAGGTTCCTATTGTACCAATTGGCTAAATCATGCTAAACTGGGGTTGTAAATGAGAGGAGACCCAATGAGCGTGACAAAAGAGTTCGCAGTCAAGATTGATACTGAGTTGTCATCTTGGTATGACAAGCGTTGGGATTTAATCAGCAAGTTAGAGAGTGCTGAAGATTCAGTTAAGTTTTACGAGAAGTATTACCCAACTTCAGTAGAGAAGATTCAAGAATCTATCGAGAAGGTTGCAAAGATTAAGTCACAGATTTTCAAGGTCAATATCGAAATCGGCAAGTTAAATGCGATTTACGACCAAGACCCATGGACAAGAGCGTTCTTAGTAATCAACAGCAACGGACATGTTCACAGTTCAATGGATTGCTCAACATGCTTTCCAACAACTAGATACCAATGGTTAATCCAGTACAGCAACGATGATGAGAAAACTATCGTCGAGGATGCTGGTAAGGATGCTTGCACAATCTGCTACCCATCTGCTCCAGCCGAGGTTTTGAATCGTCCATCACGAATCGTGACAGCGGACAAGGTTGCAAAGGCTGCTGCAAAAGCAGAGCGCGATGCAAAAAAGGCTGCACGAATTGCCAAGGAAAAGGCAAACGCTCCAACAGCATCAGGTGAGTTCTTGACTTACAAAGAGGGCAAGTGGACAAGAGTTATCAAGACAGAGCGTTCAGCGGTGACAGAGTGGTTCAACCTTCAATGGACAATTGAAAGAGAAATCGTGACTCACTACTACAACGGCGAGGCACACAGCGCAGAGAGCATCCAAAAGCAAAAGGATGAAATCGCGTTTGCTCAAGAGATTGCTGACTTGATTGCAAGAAATCTTGCAGAGAAGCACGGCGTTTCATTTGACCAGCAGTTGAAAATACTGAATAATAAGCATCAGAAGAGGAGGGCATCATGACTCAAGTAGAAGAATTGATGGCGAAGATGGTCGCTGAACACAGCGAGACACTTCACCCTGCCCTTACTCCATACCTAGAGCAAAGCGATATTGGCTGGATGATGTTGCGTCATCCCCTTGTCTATCAAGTTCCATTCTTTTCAAACGGTAGTGCTAATGCTTATTTTGCACAGAAAACAAAAGCCGTGGAAAAAGCAATTGCGGACAAGAATTACAAACAATTTGTTTGGTTGTTCGAGCGCCCATTTCGAGTTGAGGCTTTCATCAAGATTGCTGACAAGTTGAGCGATACCGATTACTGGAAACTTCTCAGCGAAGTGTGGATTGATACAGAGAATCAGTACGCATACCTTGAAGAGTGGAAACAGTTGTTGGCTTCACAGCGTCCGAATCGTCATTACATGATGGACGAAGAGGAGGACAACATCTTGCGAGCGCTTGCTCAAGAGGTAACTATCTATCGCGGATGCCAAAAAGGTATCAACGAGGATGGATTGTCATGGACTTTAGATAAGTCCAAGGCAGAGTTTTTTGCCAATCGCTTTGGCAAAAAGGGAATCATCTTAGAGAGGACGGTTTCCAAGAACGACATCGTGGCAGTTCTTACAGGTCGCGGTGAATCCGAGGTTATATGTGAGGTGAAGCAATGAAGTGTCCTAAATGCGGAACAGAGCCACACACTCCGATTCAAATTAAAAGAGCAGGAATGTGTCGATGGTGTGAGAAACAACAAGAGGGGGAAAAATGAAGTGTTACATGTGCGGTGGTCAATTACGAATCACCATCATCAAAGGCAA